TCGCCTAATCGCATCAGCCCCAGAGTTGCACGACCAAGCGAAGAACCTTGAGCGGTTACTTACTGAGCTTGCAATGCAGGGAGAAACGGGGGCGGATGAAGCACTCGAAGAGGTACGCGCTGTACTCGCCAAGGTAGACGGGGGGGAAGGATGAGCGAGGAGAAAGTTTTCGTTAAGTATCGAAACACAAAGCGCCCTGAAGAGAATGAGGACACGGTTGAGACTTTGTCATCGTGGATTGGCGTTTTGATATTTGAGAATGAAATGCGTGATAAAGACAACCAAATCGATTTGAACAAAGCGGTTGAGCAAATCAAGAATGACAAGTTTGTTTTGCGCATTGGCTTTGCCACTACAACTGTATCCAAGGAGAAACAACCCGATTAACCCTTTTGTTCTAGTCCTATGCCCTCGCGGGGTTGGATACCTCGCGGGGGCTTTTTAAGGGCTTGAACGGACAACAACAAAACTAAGGAGAAAGAACGATAACATGAATATATCTGATAAAATATACGAATTTGCTAAAACGCAAGATTTGGGGTGGATAGCAACGGGAGGTGGAACAGACTTCATCCATCGAGTCATTGGGAGAACAGAGTTGACGCTTGGGGATGACCCACATAATTCGTTTTCACCGGATAACCTAGATGATAAATGTTTGGTGAACATTTACGACACTCAGCTTTCTTGGCATGGATCTACGGTCAAGAAATTCAAGAATTGCAAGGACGCGATGAAGTGGATGGCGCAATGCGGTGACCTTGTTACCCGCGCAGAAGGATTGGTTTCCGATTTGCTCAGTGAATACGAGACCCGCATGGAAGAAAGAGAAATGGACGGGGGTTTCTTCATTCAGGATTGGAAGCTTCTGATTGGCATTTACAGCGACAAGGAGAAATCGGAACCAAGAGAAACATGATTGCCGAATACGTAACTGACGGAGAAGAACCTGACACTCTTTACGCCATGATAGAAGAGGACAAGAAACGCTTAAAGCATTTTTATCCTAACGTCTTTGCCGTCGAGATGGCAATGAACGCCAAGGAAGAGGACTTGATTCAAGGCGTTCCACTGCTTCGAGGGCTTGGGGAGTCCTGCCAGCGATTCAAGCAACGCTTGGTAAAAATCAAGATAGAGTCCGTAGAATATGTGCAAACAGGGCTTGAACGGACAACAACAAAACACTAAGAGAAAGAACAATATTATGGACAATGAACAAGAACTAGAGGAAGAATTGCAGGGCATTGAGCATGACCTTGCGCACACGCTGCCCTTCAAACGTGGTCAAGCTCACGCCTGGGGTGAGTCCCAAGACAAATGGGATGATTGGGAGGCGGAACTTGAAGCACGGCGCAAGGCAATCCTTGCCAAGCTGCAAGGAGAAACGGCATGAAAGAGATTATAGAAATTGACCCAGATGGACGGGGCGGAATTTATTACGAGGTATACGATAAAGAACACGCCAACCCGCAAAACCTAGACGGTTGGGTTGGAACTTTTACTAAGAGTGAACTAGAAACCTACAAAAAGGATTGCGGTAAATACGTATTGATTAAGATCCAGGAAGGAGAAACGGCATGAGCGAATTAATATGGCTGACGGTTCCGCATCAACTTCCTCCGGTTGCGGTTTGGTATGAGGACAAGGAGAAACTGGTAGAAGGATTGCATGAGCATGAGGTTGAGGATGACTTGAAGTATTCCGAAGAGCTTGAAGACTTCGACAAGTTAATGGACGTAGCTTCGCATGGTTACCATGCGACTGAGTTGATCGACAAAGAGAAATACCTGGCAATGGTTGCAAACGAATTCGCGGATCTTGGACATCACCAAAAGTTCAAAGCGATTAAGCAGATCGAAGAATGCGCGAGAGTTTTGGGTTGGACGAAAGGAGAAACAGCCCAACCCGCACCCTCCTGAATGAGGCAGGGGTTTCTTGCCCCGTATTCTCTTAATCCCTTAAAGCCCCTTAAAAGGCGTTAGGGTATCTATACCCGTTCTTACCTGTTTGGAATAAGAAACGCACGATTTGGTGCCTTCTAGCGTCTCCTATCGTATCTTTTGGTCGCGTTCTGAAGTCTACCATGACGGTTGCGAAGGAGAAACGGGTGATTCTTCATTCAATCGGCTTGGAATGTGAGTTGTAAATCGACCTACACTTTTGTCAAACTCGGCTAGGACGTATCCAGTTTCCCCGTTTCGATTCTTTGCGAGGTGAATTCGGATGATGTCCCTGGAAGGAGAAACTTCCTTTTCTTTGGATAAAAGCATCACGCAATCAGCGTCTTGTTCTATGGACCCGGACTCACGCAGATCCGATAGAGCAGGTTTGCGATTTTGTGTTTCCAGGTTTCGATTTAGTTGGCTTAACGCTACCACGGGTAGATCAAGCTCTAGGGCTTGTGCTTTCATGCTACGAGAAATCGCACTGACTTCCTCATGGCGGGAGGAGAAACCGGGAGAGGTTAAGAGTTGGAGGTAGTCTATGACTGCCAAGCCTAGTTCACCTTCCAAGCGTTGTTGTGCGAGAAACGCACAGAATGCTTCGAGGGTAGCTTGGTTATCATCCTTGAATGTTATGGGCCAACCTCGTAACGCTTTGACTGTTTGATCAATCTTCTGCCTGTCTGCATGGGAGAGACTACCTTGTGCGGTTGGACGGGAAACTCCGCTCACGGAGGTGAGTAACCGTCCTGCGCACTCCTTCGCAAGCATTTCGAGACTAGCGTAAGAGGAACGGATTCCCTTTCGTGCTGCTTGGATTGAGAGGTGGATCGCAAGTGCTGACTTTCCGATACCTGGTCTTGCCGCAATCACGTACAAGCTTCCGTTCTTGAGTCCTCCCTGTAGGTGGGCATCCAGTTTCGAGAAACCTGTGGGGATTGCAGAGACACCACCTGCATCGATGTTGTAGAAATCAGCTTGTGCTTGGGTGGCTGCATCTTTGAGGGATACCTGTCCTTTGCGTTTGGAGAGTGCCTTGGCTACGCTTTGGGTAAAGGAGGAAGCAACCTCCTCTGCTGTACCACCCTCCTTGATTGTGTCTTGGGCTTTGAGTATCGCCAACTCAATTGCACGATGGTTGCGATGTTCGATGAGGTAGTCAACGTACCTCTCGATTTGTCCACCTCCGTACTGCTCCGAAATAAAAGTAATTGAATCCGCCAAGGATGGTTCCGCAATGAGTATGTCTATCTCGTTACACTTTGGGGCGAGCTTTCCGATTGCTTGGAATATGCGTTGCCTTTCGGGAGATGAGAAATCTTGTGGGGTTAGATGTTCTAATGCGGTAGCCGATCCTCGGCCCGACTCATCACGCATGGATGCGGCAAGGACCGCAATTTCTGCCAAATCGTAATCCATCTCAGAATTCGTTCTCTTGTTTGGTCTGCAAAATCTGAGGGTAGTTTTGCGGGAGGTAACCATTCACCGCCAATGCGAATGCCTTGTCCCAATTTACGTAACGATAATCTTTTGCTTCCGCTTGGGCTTTGAAAAACCTAACTGCTTTTTCGTGGTCCACTCCGGCCTCTGCGGAAATCGCTTTGGGTGGATCGAAATCTTTGGGTAGTGGGGTCTTGTTTTTCTTCTGGGTTTTCGGTTTTTGCTTTGCCGCAATTTGTGGCAAATCCGCACTTTCTCGGCTATGTATATTATATTCATTTGGTACAAATGACGCGACGCACGCGAGGGGATGCCGCAAATGTGCCGCTATTAGTGGCGATATTGCGGCACTTGGCGTCATTCCGTGGAGTTCACAATACTCCTCCAGAATGGCAAGCGGGACGGGTGCAAAACGGATTCTTTTTTCGTTGCTTTTACACATGATTTAGATCCCCAATAGGGTTGCTAGAAATCCCAATACCATCCACAAAAATACAATTAAGGACAATAGGAATAAGCAGTGAAATATAGCTTTCTGTAGTATGTTTTTCATTGTTTTTTTAATTCTTTCTTTAAATAATCTGTACGTCTTCTGAGTTTACGAAGGGCAGAATCTTGTATTTGTCGGACCCGTTCTTTGGAGCAACCGATCACCTCGGCAATGTCATCCAATGTGTAGGTATAGTTAGGTGACGCAAAGGCCACCATAGCTCTTAAGTTCTCATCCATCCTACGAGACTTGTTAAGCCTGACTAAGCCAAGCTTGGGATCTCGTTTACCCAATACCCATGCTTTGGCGGTAGCAACCTCCACTCCGTACTTTACCGCCAAACGGAGGGAGGCTTGTGCTACAGACTCGTCAGTTTGTTGTTTGAATTCGGAAGAGTTGAGGTCATGCATCGTTAGTCTTCCCTAACCCACCAAATGCCAAAGCTCGAAAGAAGTTTATCGTCTCTGTGTTCGGGGTAACCCCTCGAACCCTTGCTTTCTGCATGGAAGCATCATGTTCTTTCATTAGTAAGTCTTGCTTTTTTTCCCAAGCAGCATGAAACCGTTCGGATTCGGCTTCGGCCTTTCGCTTCTTCCTAATTTTCCAATGCAAATCCTCTAACCTCTCGAACCATTTAGCAGGATCGGATTTATAGTTCCTTGAGTAAGTAAAGTAAGGGAATCCACCGTGGTAATTGGTATGGTAGACTGTCCCCCACTTGTATTTTTTCCTCTTCACTCTGTGATAACCGGGTTCCCTAATAAAAAACCCACCTGGTAGACTATTAAACCACGGGCTTGCTGAACTTTGATCGCACCACCCTTGTATGCATGGCCAAGGTGGGGAATCACGGGTTTGATTTTCCTTGTAATCTGCCTCAATGTCCTCAAGTGATATGTAAACCAGTGGCTCCCAAAGACCAGTACCCGGTTCCGCAAAAAAAAGCACTTCTTTTTCGTAGTCTTTGAGTAAGTCGTATTCAACCTTGCAAAGAAACTTGTAGTACTTGCGCCTGTCGTACAAACCCCTCAGTTTTTGTTTTCTGCGATGCTTGTTGGCCTCTGATCTCATAGTTGCGCAACCAGTTGCTTCAGTTCCGCACGGGTCAACTGTGTGTTCTTGCGAAAAATGATCTTACCTTTCAAGAAATAATAAGGAAGATCCTGGGGTCGAAGTTCCTCTTTGAGTTTATTGCTTTCGATGTATGCCTTTTGTTCGGCAAGGCTACGGACCTGACCTTCCCCACATATCTGTATGGTCTGATCGTAGGATGCCTTAAGTAAATTAACATCTAAAACGTCTCCGCCCGATATGAGTAGAGGGAACTTTTCCTCTTTAAACACTCTATTTTGCAAACTATATGGAAGTCTTTTGATTACGTTAGTTTTGCGAGGGTCGGACAATCCTCCCAGTATGAGCTTGGGATGAATGATCTTTCTGCCTAACGCTTCAAGTTGACTCCATGCTCTACTTGGAACAATGTCCTTGAGTTCCTCTTGCAAGCGCTCAGCATACTCTGGGTCTTGATCTATTGCTCGGACATATATATCTCCTGCTTGAATAAATCCATTGATCCCCGCATCTAGGGATGCCTTAAACTCTTTTAATAATTCGTCATAGGTTTGTTGTATTTCTGTTATCATTTGTCTTTATGTGTTGTTGTTGTTGTGTGATAATGTCCGATCAATACTGCATCCGCTGTTGCGAGGGTTACAGTCTTTCCGAGCTTCGGATAAAGCCTTAGTGCATGGTCCTTTAGTACTCTCTTCTTCTTCGATCCGCTGTGGCTTTTTACATTAGCCAAGCCTTTCTGCCATGCTTGGGGACGAACCGTGTGACATGGCAGTTGTAGCCCACGGGATACGCCTTCATAAAAGCCGCAGGATTTGCCTAGCTTGAACCCTGCACTGGATGGGATATTCTTACCCGCAAATGGTGGTACGTCCTCCAAGATAAACTCAACCGTGTGATCAAGGTTCTCCATGAGATCCATAATGTCGGCAACGAAATCGGAATAACTGGTGAACTTCCATGCCCACACTGCTTCCCCATCCACGAATTGACAAAACCCACCACTCGCACCGGGGTCGATTGCAACGATGCACTTACTCATCGCATTCCTCTGTGAAGGTTATGTTTACATCGGGATCGCTGTGATGATCAAAGTCCTCACCCTCCACTACCGCCAGGAGTTGCTCGATCAATGCTCCTTGAACGACGATGGCACCCTGCCAGTCACGATTCTCCGCATGTTCCTTTGCAAATCCAATTCCCTGTTTTATCCGCCTTAATTGTTCTAATCGATTAGCCATTTTTCCTCCGTTGTTTGGTGATTGTCCTTCATAAATTTATTCAACTCCTTAACACTCCACGCTTGCTCGATTCCACCTTGGCCTCGTCCGCCCTTAATCTTGTAGCAGGTCAATGCAACGTCCTCCGATTCGTGCAGTTGCAACAATGAGTTGATTGAGCGATACCCTGTAAGAGCCAACGCTTTCTTGGTGGTCATCAGTTTAATTACTTTACCACTCATTATGCTACTTTCCTCGGTGTGTTGATTGCCTTCGAGAATTCAGTAAGAGCGATGGTACGCTTCTTTCCGTAGTATTCACTCTTCAGCTTGTGTTCTGCGATTAATCCGTATACGCGACTCCTTGGCACCTTGAACTTGGTCGCAAGGTCCGTGATCGAGTATCGATTCTTCGCAACCTCGAAGCGTTCGGTAGTGCCAATGGTCTGGATGTGATCACCATAACCTGGCCATACACCTGACTTCATGCACTCCTTCCAC